GTCACTCGTTCGGTTAGGGTAAACATGCTTGTCTTTTTTGTAGCCATTCTTAATCATCTCTTTTAGGTGTCCGGGGGTTGTTTTTGTGCATGACGTACCAAACCGGTTCCCCCGGACAACACAAGTACCCCACATCCAGCACTTAATCTTCTCTACCGGTGGCACGCCATAAGATACTCTCCCCGACACACCCACCCCATGCCAACAAGCCTTAGGTTATAGGGATACTGCCCTTTTTTGAAAATGCTTATACCTACCTACTATGTGCGAGTAATCATGGGAAGACAAAAAACCCTTTGGATAGATGAAGATTGTTGGGCGAAATTAGAGCAAATGGAGGGGAATTCTATTTCAGGCAAGGTACGCAATGCGATTATGGCACATGAATTAGATCGTGAGGCACAAGTCGCTGCATTGAAGAGACAAATTGCCGCCCTGGACGGAATTATTGAACAACTCAAAAAGAATAAGCAAAGGAGGACAATGCAATGAAGCACGAATGGATTAGAACACACATCACGGCTTATCCTTTTGACAATCCACATGTAAAAAGAATCATCAATGAATCAATTCGTGAATTGTCTTCAGCTACGAAGCGAAATAATCTCCGCGTTTGTGACCCATTTGCTAACGCATCATTTACTACAAAACCAAAACAAGGTTTGCATTTTTACACAAACGATCTGAATCCCGATATGCCAACATTATTCCACATGGAAGCAAATGATTTTGGTGAAATGTGCAAAGAAACTAATATGAAATTCGAGTTATTGTTATGGGATCCCCCATACAATTTGACTCAGCTAAAGCGACAATATGAAGGAATCGGCAAAGACCTGGAACAATGGCAGTGCAGGAACCCATTTGGACGAGCAAAGGATGCATTAGCTGATTGCATCCCATTGGGCGGTCATGTCATTTGTTTTGGATTTGGATCAAGAGGCTTTGGAAACATTCGCGGTTTCAAAACATTAGCCATCTATAACATTGAACCAACTGGAACAGAATACAGATACAACATACAAATTATAGTTGAAAAGAAAACCGCTATGAAGCTGGAAGACTTTAAGCTGGAAGAAGAATAATCTTCAGCTAACATATGGGATCAGTGAGATAGCAACTTGTACAGTTTCAAACCCACCGACCAAACCGAGAGTGAGAAAAGAAACAAGCACATTGAGTCGAATCAGACTCTCGAGGTTGGATTCTTTTTCTGCTCGTCGTTCTTCACGAGTCATAAGCCACTGCGCAAAGCGTTCTGTCTTGCTTGCTGGTTTCGTTTCTTCAATTGGTTCTTCTGTACTCATTTTAATTCCTCAGTTAGATTATCCTCGATGATCCAAGCGCTGATTTCTCATAGCGTTGGATTTCGGGAGAGTAATAATCGGGGCTGCTAATGCGACCCGCTTCGATCTCGTTAGTACCGATAACATCAGCTAGAACAAGCGCTTCGGCAAGAATTCTAATTGGTCCGGATGTCCTTCCTTTCCCACGACGCATCATGCGACGAAGATCGAAATCGAAGGGACCGGTAATCATTCCCATGTTTAATCGACATCCGGGCTTTGCTGTAGTTGGTACGACTTCATGAGACGCATCAAGTACTGATAGGTTGGTTCTTCCTTGGCAACAGCCTTGAGCATATGTCGAGCCGGGTAAACAGTAAGTGCATCCATGTCGCCTGCTTGGTCTCCTTGAGATGCAAGGACGAGGCGGTAAGAATAAATTCTGTCTGATGCAGTTGGCTCCATGGATCCAAAATAGTTCTCATCGGTCAAAGTGATGTAGCCCCATGCGCTTGTGTCAATGTGGCGCACGAACATTTGAGTGCGTGCATAAACTGTCTCTTCAAAGGAAAGTGGTCCTTGCCCATCAATGGCAAAGTTTCCGGCAAAGTTTCCATAAGCCAAGGTGCTTAGGAGTTGGTTGTCTGTTAGTGGCCTCGTAGTCATTAAATCCATAATCAAACAGGAATCCCCTGCCCCAGTGTTGTTGGCAAGAGGTGCAAGAGTTGTCTGAACTCCTGCCTGCTCAAAGAATAGAGTCTTGTCATCCATGGCCAAACCCGCCAAGTCAAAATAAGTAGAAGAGAGGAACGAATTAGGTCCAAGCGATCTCCAATGACCAAGGGTGGAAATATCACCCCAAGTTGGCCCCGTTCTTGTAATTGAAAGAAGTTGATGTTCTTTGGCGATGATCTTCATTTCTTACCACCCTTCTTTTTCTTTTCACTCTTCTTTTTCTTTTCACTCTTCCAAGACTTTGCAGCCTTCTTGAATCGTGCTTGATGAGTCATCCGCGGATGAGCCTTCTTGAGTTTGGCAAGTTCCTTCTTCATGTATTTGTTATACGCAGATGGTGCTCGCTTGACAGTCTTGACAGCCTTCTTAACTGCTTTTTTTCCAGCCTTCTTTGCTGTGGATCGTGCTTCTTGTTTTGCACTCTCAATAAACAGCGCCTTGAGTTCTTCAAGGGTTCCTTCAACTTTCACCAAGGTAAACACCTCAGTTGTCTGCTGCTGTCGACTGGATCGCAATGGCCATGAAGTCCTTTGCACCAAGGGTGACAATGGAAGCGTTGACCCGAACGGTTACATTGACATCACTGGAAAATGATGATTGGTCGAGCAATGCAGTGATGTAGAGTTGGTCATTGACGACATATCGTCCATCATCGCTGCCTTTGCCAAAGTTGTCGGGGTATTGGTCAGTCGCTTGCGAAAGGTATCCGTCGTTGTCGTGAGTCAACACACCGGAAGCAACGAGTGCACGGTCGTTAGCAAAGACAAGGCCGCCACGGTTTAGGTCAGTTACTTGGACCATGACTTGACCGTTGCCGAGCGAATCAATGATTGAAGTTGCTGCTGCTGCTCCTTGGAAAATAAAATCAACACTGTGAATTTGAAGTCCTTGGCGATCACCAACATCAACATAACTGCCAAGGTCAATGGTTGCACTTGTTGCAACATCAATTGCACTGATCGTCACTCGTTCGGTTAGGGTAAACATGCTTGTCTTTTTTGTAGCCATTCTTAATCATCTCTTTTAGGTGTCCGGGGGTTGTTTTTGTGCATGACGTACCAAACCGGTTCCCCCGGACAACACA